GGAATCAATCTTTAGAAAGGCTATGTTAATGACAATGAACAGAGATATCACCAAACCAAACCTTGCGATCTTTCTGCTTCGCAGATCGCCCTTTCGCTCTGAAAGCGAATTTGCGTTTAAGGGTATCACATCACTCCAAATCTAATAACATTATCGCGTGTCTTACGCTTGTTACTTAGTTGCAATCAATTCGCATGTATGACAGACCTGATCTACAAACTGCCATGATCCGCATTTAGTGCAACGAATAACAGGCTCCTGAGTGTCAGTTGCTTCTGCTAAATTCTTTGTTCCAACGCAGCCACAATCCTTGCATTGATAAACCCTGAAACCCTCAGCTGTATTAAATTGATCAAGCCAAATGAATTCAGTCTTGCGACTGCAACCATTACACTTAAAATTCATTTCTTACCAGCCCAACCACTGCCCTTAAAGATTGCTGGAACAGCGGTATAGACACGATTTAATTCAAAGCCACATCCTTGACAAAGAGGGATTTTGTGCCCCATTGGTAAATCCAATATGATACTCAACCCCTCTCGATCACATTCGTATTCGTAGTTTGGCATTAAGGAATCCGATTGATTGCGTGGCAGCTGTAGCATCGAAGCAGATCGCCCTCATGAAGTAATCTGTCATCGTTGCAAGCATCGCATACAACTCTTGATGGCTCTACGATAACTCCATTATCAGTAAAAGTCGCAGTTAGACCAGAGCCGTCAATAATTTGTAATTCACCCATTTATTCACCTCCTTCAATAAACCAGTTTCCATTGGCAGTAATCTTTGCCCAAACTGCATCACATTGATCAGGCTTAGCAGCTGAGCAAACATAACCAAGGTAAGGCTTGCCAGTCTTAGCAGTTCCCTCTTTAAGAATCATTGATCCATGTTTGCATTCTTGAGGTTGTGGCTTATTAGATCCGATTTGATCTACCACATCACCGATTGACCAAGCAACAGGTTGTGGATCAACCGCTGCTTTTACCTCATCATTGAAAGATGATCTAAGTGCAGTTTCTACAGCTCTTGATCTTGTGTTTGGTGCGCTGTAAGTGGCTTGTTTATTTTCTAATCGTTTGACCTTTTCCATCTCCTCACGACTTGGAGCGTTTTTTTCAGTCCCGATATTTGCACACTTAAAAGCAACACCCCGACTTGAAGTTTCCGCATTCTCAAGCGCAAAATCACGATTGACACCGCGGTCTGAAATGACTTCCTGTGCATGTCCCATCGCGAAGGGTTGTGGGTCAGTTGTTGTTTTGAATAATTTGCAAACAACAATGAATCGAGTGTTTGATGCCTCGACAAGTTCTGTTCGAATTGCTCCATCTGGATACCTCTCCCAAAATATGTTTGATCTTTCTTGAACTGTTGTGTAATCGTCTAAGTTAAAAGCCATTATTATTCCTCCCAGTTTTCATCTTTGACCGCATCAAGCACAGTTTTATAGACAGATCCATAGGCGATGAAGTCTTTGATACTGTCGTAATGATCTGGGGTTTCACTAAGCCGAGAAACCTTGACCAGCGCCATACATAATGCAGCTTGGTGTGGTGTGATTGGGAAGTCGAGATAAGCAGACCATAAGCCTGCAATTCGTTTGTGGTTGTAATACGGATGTCCATAGACATTTCCGCGCTGTTGGATCGTAGTAATGATCTCATCAAACAAAGTTTCAGTTTTTGTCATAATCAAACACTTCATCAGATTGAACTTTTGTATTTATCAATCGTCTGTGTGATTGCCAACCTGCTTCTCTGCCTTTCCAGTAACCATTCTGGAATGCAGTTTCTTTGATTTCATGGATTATCCATGTGATTGTGCCTAGTCCTAAAAGGATCCAAGCCAGTTGTAGCATGTCTGTCTTTGCTGTCATGTCGCTCCCTACATATACACAGGCGATCTGTGCATACATAAAGTATGACCTAAATCAAGAAGGTTGGGTTAATTACTTTCGGCGTGGCTTATAACGATTAGATAAAGCCAAAACCCTCAACTGTATCGATATGATCATCAATCGTCCGCGGGATATAGTCGGTTTCACACTCCATAAGACTTTCCAAGAGCTGTAAATGACCCATCTTTATTAATAGGGATCATCTGCACATTTATATTCTTGCCATCCCAATCCATAATTACGATGCCCATTTGCCAGTTAGCCAAGCCTTTTGTGTATGATGCTTTGGCTCTGTTCATAAGGTTGCCTGTTTCAACCCCATAAAGGGGTCTGTAAGCCCCGTAGAGCCCCTCTGAGTAGGCTGACATACCTAGTCTGTGGGTATGACCACAAACTACGCTCTTACCTGCTTTCTTGGCTAGATTAAGGGCAGTCTGTCCAGCATTAGGATTCATGTTGCCTTCGTCGCCATGAGCCAAGATCCAGCCCTTTTCAAATTCAAAGAATTGTTTATGGAATGTAATTCCCATTGATTCAAAATCCATAAACTTTGCATACTGTAATTCTGGAAGGCTAATCAGCCCAGGGACTTTTAATAAAGTATTATAAAGGCGATCAGTATGATTACTGCGGATAATATGTGCTTCTCGGCTGTGCTCTGTGAGATCCCAAAGAATCTCTTGAGTAGCTGTGCGGTCATCACCCAAAGTCTGTTGATAAGCCAAAGGTGTTTTCTCAGCCCATCGGCTAATGGTTTGAAAGTCAATTTCATCGCCAACGCATAGAACGCTATCAAACTTTTCGCGTCGTGCAAGTTTAATAACATTTTTGACGGCTGCTTCATGGTGGTATGGGATTTGTAAATCTGAAATTACCAGATATCGCTTAATCGTCATCCTCATCGTCAGTTGGATCTATGGAAGGAATAATCCCTCCATCGCCTACGACCCAATCAGGAAAAGTCTTATGCTCGGTCATTAACCAAAAGGCGTGTTCTGGTGTAAATCCTGCTTTACGAGCTGCTTTATAACATTCGTGCAAAGCCAAATAATGTTGATCTATCTTGCTTAATGGCTCAGGAGTTTGGCGAACGACTCGACGATTGATCTTTTTGCGTTTGATAGGTTTTCGTGTGTTCGCCATAATTAAAATTATGACTTACTGATTAAGACAAAGAGATCATCGACACGCTTCTCAAGTCGAGAACTTTGTAATTCCAATCTTGAAACTGAGTCCTTAATCGAGGAGCCTCCATTGGGCTTAAGTTCGGCTAAGTAGGATTTAATAACCCAGCGCAGAGCCACTAACAAACTTGTTAATATGGCGCATCCGCCAACGGCGATAGCGACCCAATCGTTGGGTGTCATTTAGCATCAATACCATAATCAGCTTCTTTTGAGGAAGTTGGATCAATGGCTTTGATAAATGGAGCAATAAGAGCGCCAAGCAGAATTGCGTATTCAGGCTTTATATCTCCTACAATTGCAAGAGCCACAGTAATTCCAGAAGCTGCGACAGCTCTTAGATATGACTTAATTGCTGATTTGTGTTTTGCTGATAGTTTCATATTTTACCTCCGAGTAGTGGTATGTCAAAGAATGAATTGTCTTGATCTCCCGAAGGGCTAAAAGAAATGTGGATGTGATGTTGGTGCGGATTTAGTCCTTTGTAGGCAACAAACTTCCACCGACTTTTAGCTGAGCATATTTTACCATTAAAGATCAAATATGAGATGCGTTTCTTACGATCTAATTCAGCATAATTTCGCAGCTGATCAAATAGGTCAAAAGCAACATTTGGATTTTTGTTAAGATCCTTATCCACATCGATTGCACGAACTATGCCCTTATCATCAGGATTATGATCCGATTTATTTCGGGCTGCATGCCTTGCGTCCCCGATCCAACCATCGGATTTTCTGTCCCGATCAGGAAAGCAGTCATCGATCTGCTCTCTAAGTTGAACTCCTGCTTTACAAAGATGTGGTTTCATGATCTACATTCTCACAATTCCAACGATAAGTAGTTTCATCAAGAACTAATTCATCATGCCCACAATCTGGCATTGGCGCGATAAAAGCATCAGCCACTTCATCATAGGTATAACCAATACCAGCGTAATTGAATCTATAATTATTGTTATAAGAAGTTCGCTTGCATATTTGATTTCTAAAATTACCATACCAGGTTTCTGTAGCGAATC